TACGAATTGAAGCAAACGAACGGAAATAGTTTACCATTCAGTGCGATAGAAGATGTTCAATGGGAAGGACTTCAGGCAACTGAAACTTTCTTGTCATCTATCATTTTGTTTTTAATCATATCGATGATTAAATTTTGAGTTTCATTGAGACTTTGTTTTAACTTAATAATTTTGTCACAAAATTGTTCATTCACCTTACCTTGAATTTCATTTATTTCATTTTGTAACTTGTCGCTAGTTATAAGTTTCGACACGTTATTACTCACTACCTCTAATTCTTTTTTTATTTTTTTATTGAACATTTTTTTATGTATGTTTATCTTTTAATGTAACCATTATACTATATGTCGCCACCGACAGTCAATGTGGATAACTTATAATGTAAACATGACTTTTTCTTGAAAGTCGACTCCATTCATTATGGCATCGTGACAATCTTTATCGCATCCTTCTACTACAAGGTGGATATACAGGTTCTTTTTTAATGCATTTGCTCGTAACACTCGACCAAGACTTTGCTCATAGTCCACATACCGGAAGCTCTTCGATGCGTATATGACGCACGGGAAGCTCGGTAGTTCGTAACCGGCAGAGATATTGCTCTGGGCTATTACGATGCATGCCTTTGAAGCCTCCGCGTCCTGTATCAATGTTTGACGATTTTTTGTACCACCGGTGAGAGTGTGCACAGTGAAACCTTCTTTTCTTAGACTATCAGCAATGGCGTGAATTTGAGCCGTGTAGTTCGCAAAGATGAGAAGTTTTGGGAATTCCATAGCTCGCTCGATGATGTAGTCTATCTTTTTTGATGGGAAGAGAATAGTCTCATTGGTCATTACATCTTCTCTCTCATTGATAGTGTCTATCTTCTTGCCATAGAGCACTCCATTTTCAATGGTACGAAGCCGTGCACGCTTTACTAATGGGTCCGCCTCTGTCAATAACATATTCTTCGCCGCGATTTTTTGTTCTGCTGTAAGTTCAATTTTGACCGTTAAATGGGTCTGTTCCGGCACATCGAAGAAATCCTGAAGGCTCCCTGTATACCCGAAACGCTTTACCACTTCAGCAAGCCTGCTCTTTGAAGCATCGTCTTTCTTTGCTACCCATATCCTACGCTGTCCCATACGAACCTCATTGTAGTATTTCTGACGGAACCGGAAGAAGTCCCATCTCTCTCCAAAAAGAGTAGCAATTGCCCACATATTCATGGGCTTGGTGACCGGTGTCGCAGAGCAGAGGTAGAACCGCTTCGGTGGATGCTTTAAGATAAATCCGAGTGTTGCTTCAAAGATTTGAGAGGTCTTTGGTATTTGTTCTCCTCTACGTTGTCTGGTTTCTGGGAGGACTCCAAGATTGTTATGGCATTCATCAATGATGACGGTATCGAACGGAGGTAGAATTTCCCAGTCACGTCTGAGTTCTTCTTTTGACACTACGGTGATATCAATTTTAATTCCGAACTTTTCAGCGTTCCGCTCCCATGTCCGGTCCTCTCTCTGTTGCTTAGGGCAGATGACAAGGGTTCGTCCCACTGCGAGTTTGAGGGTGACTAAAGTTTTTCCGCCACCCGTTCCAAGAAAAATTCCAGTTTTTTCTTTATTCTCTTCAAGTATTTTCTTTTGGTGCTCGTATAATTTCATAATTTATTTCCTTTACCTACGCATCCTACACATCTTACAAGCCATTCTTTTCCTCCATACTTTCGAATTGCGAGTTGGAAGAACCCATGACCAGCAGGAACATCTTTTCCACATTTGAAACATTTTCCTTTATACTTATTTCTCATCTTCTTTTGGTGTGTTTTCTCCACAACATAATCTACCTTGTAAATGGTCGTACTCATGTTGTAATACCTGAGCCTGAAACCCTGAGAATGTAGCTATTTTTTTCTCACCTTTTTTATTCATCCACTCCATTCTGATTAAATCAGAACGCTGTACTTTATACGTCACATCCTTTTCAAGTGAGTAGCATCCTTCCATATCTGTATACTTTACATCAGAATAACCTGTAATTTTTGGATTAATATACATGATACCAAGAGCAATGAACACATTTTTATTGAGACCAATCTGTGGTGCCGCCAAACCGACACAGTTCCCGTATGAGAGGTTCTTTATTTCTTGAAGGAGAAGTTCTGCAATTTTTAGTCCTTCTTCAAGAGATACATCTTCAGAAACGGTATATAATATTTTATTTGGATATTTTGTAATCATATATTTAGAAATTATTTAAACTACTTTTATAAATGCCCGACCCCTCTGCTATCTTTATTCCAATGAATCTTGATGTGTCTCTGCCGTTCTCTCTCTCGTGGTATTGAAAGACTTTATTCTTGTATCCGTATGCTTTCATTTCTTTCGTAAATGCGATATTGGCTTTGAACTTTCTACCGTCTTTTTGACACCACTGCTTATACGTTTCATAAAGTTCTTGAACTGCAATGTCTTCACCTTCTTCAAAATAAAGACACTCTGCAATAAAACCTTCCACTGATGAATTTTCCTGACGGTATTCTGCGAGCATTTGAGTCTGTTCTTTGGTGATGACGAAACCTTTATTCTCTTTAAGTTTGAGTGCTCCATCTATCATCCAGTTGAGGATTCCGGAAAGCTCTTGAGCCAGGAGTCCGACACTTGAACGCAACTGCATGTTCGGATTGTCTCGGAAATTATTCTTGAAGAGAACAGCACAGATACGTCTCTCAGTTGCAGTTGATGTATCATCGACACGAGGCATTTGATTGACTGCGAATATGAACTTGGCTTGTGGACGGAATGTGAACTGGTCCTTATACTTGATATCGATGGTCACTTGCTCACCTGAGATGAGTTTCTTCAATTTGTTACTCTGGTAGTAATTCCCGTGTACCTCTTCGATTACATTCAAACGCTTTCCGATGAGTCCTTTCAATCCGTACTGACCATACAAACTCTCAAGGTCGATGTGGGATGTAGAATCGGAACCAATGACTCGAGAGATGGTATCAACGAATGTACTTTTTCCATTTCCACCATCACCGACAAGGAATAGTGCTTTGTCGTATAGCATTGAGGATGAGAGACAGTACCCTGCGAACTGCTGGAGGATAGCTTTCTTTCCTTCAGATTCATCTCCCTCAGTCCATGCGTTTATACATTCCTCCCATACCGGACACGTTGCGTTTGCATCATAGTCGACAGGGTATTGGATGAGCGATACGAATGCCGGTGAGTGTGGTGCGAGTTCACGAGTGTAGATGTTGAGAAGTCCGTTACGCAAGTTGGCTATATATCCACCGTCATTGGTAATTTTTAATTCAGGGATGATTGATATGAGACACGCTAATTTGTCCGATACTGATTTCTTTGTCCGATATCCCCAGAGCATGTCTTCGTAAAGTCCTTGTAATATCATGTCCGATACTTCTTGGTCCGAGAGCATTTTGTACACTCCGTCCTTGTAGTCGAAAATGATACCGACTTCGTTCTTCTTGAGGTGGGGGAATCGAGCGAAGATTTCTCTCTCATAGAGCGTAAAGCGTACCTTATCAGTTTCCTTTCGGTCTTTTGCAACTTCGGTATAGACTTTCTGAATCTTCATCTGCTCTTCAGGGTTCATGTTGAATGAGATGAGTTCATTCTTATACGAGTAGGTATAATTATTCTGGAACGCAGAATTAATAGTGTTTACTATTTCCTGTATTCCACCACGCTCTTTCTCCATACCGTGCCACCCCACTTTCTCAATCTGCTTGAGAGCCATTTCTTTCGTCCACCCTGCTTGACGCATGAGTGTAGCAGTAATAATGAGAGCGTGATTACGTCCTTTGTTATCCGGTGGAAGCGTATCAGGATGTCCGGATATCAAACGTTTGAATGACTCTCTCTCTTGCATAGGGAATTTATCATTCACTCGGTCAAAGAAATCCTTCTTCTCAGCATCAGCGAATTTAGCAAGGGATGTATTGGTCGGTACACTCGGAAATGAGAGTGTATCTTCTTTCAATGGGAATGCTTCTTCTACCTGGTCCATGCTATAAGTATTTGCGAGATTCTTATACACTCCTTTGATTTTAAATGGAGCATTTTCTTTTCCTTTTTTATACGCATCTCCTGACTTCTTCCAATATAAAGTATTCGGCACACGAAGAATACGAGTGAGGTCTTTTACGACAGGGTCGCCTTTTAAGGTCTTCACAATAGACTGCTCAATTTTCTCCCATCGTGCAACTTTCTCTTCCCATTCATTTCCAAAACACTCGTCTCTATAAATAACCTCATCGAGTAACCAGTACAAGTGATATCCATTCTTTGTCTCGGTAATGAATGACGGGTCAAGTATCTCTTTTATAGACTCAAGTTCTGCTTCATCTTTTCGTCCATCAATGTCGATAAAGAATGCGTTGATGTTCGTACACTGCTCTTTTTTATTGTCGTTTGCTTCCTTGAATCCATTGACAGTGAAGTACGACTCGTACCCTTGTTCATTTAAATCAGGACGAAGAGTAGCAGAAGAAACTGGAGGGCGTTGCTCTCCCGTCTGGTCGATGTATCTGAATTGATGATTCGGAAACATATCTAAGAATTGTACTTTTTTTGGTCCCATATTATTTCATTTTCTTATAAAGCTTGTAGAAAAAATTCTCTCCTTTTGGTGTACTCATAACAGAAAAAAGACCATCAAAAGCTGGAACTAGGTGTTGCAACACACCTTGCATGCTCTTGATGGTCTTTTTTCGATTACGAGTATTTAATTGTTCGTTGTATATTTGTTGCATTTTTTTTAGTTCCATTTAACTACACACAGAGTGATAGAGGACGACAATCTGTAGAAGTCTAGTTTCCCAGATTTCCCACAAAGTGTCATTCTCTACCACCCTGTTATAACTTACACTACAGGTTGCGAGACGTTTATTTTTTTAATTAAAAATCATCTTCATCATCTTTCTTTAAATCCTTTACGAATGTATCGAGAGATGATGACTTTGTTGTTTCTGTTTCAGCAATTTGTTCACTTGATGAATCAGTTTCTGTAACACCTTCAAGCTTTGGTACTATTGTACTCTTTACCATCTCTTCTAGGAAATTGAGACGAGCTGTATCATCCCACACCATCTGACCTTTTACCTGAACTTGTTCCATTTGTGGAAGACCATTCGGAGCATCTTTTGTATACGCATGCTTGATAGGATTTCCATCTTGGTTGACGAATAATGAAGATTTGTTTTTACCGTCAACTTCTTTCACACTTGGAGATAGTGTCATCTCTTTACTCACATCAATGTTTGGTAGCATTTTAAGAAATGATGTCGCAAAACTGTTTGAGTATGAAAGTTGTAAATGATAAACTTCTTTACTGTCTCTAAAACTAAATACCCAGTTTTTTCCGTACGCACCACCATCTTGAGTCTTAATACCGACAAGCTTCGCAGTGAATCTATCATAAAACTTTTCATGAACAGTGTTACCTAATTTGTTCACACGTTCAACTGCTCCTTGTGTTCCTTGCGGTACACGCTGTGAGAATTTACCATTGTAAATCGTGATATAATTCCCTGACTGTTTATTTTCGAGTCCCATATTATTTGATGGAATACCATCATTTTTTAATTATTAAAGTTGGAATAATTCCAACCACATTTTGATAGTTTATGACGAGTAAACTTATCTATGTACTATTATACCTTTTACTGTCGACATAACGCAAGCCTTTATTTATCACAAACTGTGTATAACCCTGTGGATAACGGGAATGCTATGTTCTTTTACCTTTTTTCTGATACAACATAGTATCGATTTCTTTAAATATCTTCTTGCGTAGTTTTGTGTACGCTTCGTTTGCTTCAATGTGTATTGCAGGAAGGAGTCTTTTTGGTAACAGTTTCTGCAACTTACGAATTGTTTTCTCGTGGTGAATTTGTATTTGTTCTTTGATAATTGTCATGTGATTTTTACCTAATCCCTAATAATTCTATCTAAAATAATTTCTATGTATTTCGGATCTTGTTCAATGAGAATAAAATCTCTGCCTAGTTCTTTACACGCTACTCCTGTAGTACCACTCCCTGCAAATGGGTCTACAATTAAGTACTCATCTGGGATAATTGCACATATCCTCTTCATTACCTCTATTGGCATTTGACATGGATGTTCTGTCTTTTCCTTTGAAACATTCTTTACTTGATTGATTTCCCACCAATCATATAGTCGTGCTTTTTTGCCGTCTGCAATTCGTTTAGCAATTCTTTTATCAGTTGGATTTTTATAATCTTGCCCATATTTTCTAAAGTCAGGTTTTATATCAAAGAAAGCAATATCACGATGTTGTTTCGCTGTATTTGAGTTATATACCCAAGAAATTACTTTATCTGGGAATCTGCCTACTTGAAACGCAATTTTATATATCTCTTCTGGGTAGTGTATTACTACAAACGGATAGTCCTTAAAAACTGATTGAAACATTTCATAATATTCATCTGCTCCCATGTTATCTTTGTAATCATTGTAATGATACCCTATGTTAAAAGGTGGATCTGTCACAATGACAAATTTTCCCTTTATTGTTGGTAATATATCTAAACAATTACCTTGTATGATTTTATTTGTAAGGTTTGTACGCATGGTTATTTATTAGCTTTATAAAATGCTTCCGCGAATTTCTGTGAGCATAACGAACGAAATTCCATGTCACTATCTACTTCAAAGCAATCCCATTCTCTGATAAATCG